ACGAATCCATCGGAAACAGGGAGGCGCCATGCCTGACCAGGAGTTGACCCTCGAAAGCCTGCTGGCCGCCGTCGAACAGCGGCTGCGCGCGGTACTGCCGGAGGCCGTGCAGATACTGCGCGGCCCACTGGGCACGGCCACCCCGCAGCCGCCCGCGCTGCTGCTGGAATACGCCGCGTTGGCGCCGGGCCGCGACCCCGGCACCGGCGAGACGGCGCTGCTGTGCCGCCTGCAGGCGCGCCTGCTGCTGCAGCGCGACGACGCCGAGGCGGAAGTGCTGGCGCTGCAACTGGCTTCGCTGATCGCCGTCCTGCTGCGCGCGCAGACCTGGGACCTGCCGCTGGAGCCGGCCGGCTTCGTCCAGGCCCGGCCCGAAACCAGCGAGGCCTACCGCGTCTGGCTGCTGGAGTGGGACCAGCCACTGCTGCTGGGCACGCCGGAATGGCCCTGGGAGGACCAGCCGCCGGGCTCGCTGCTGCTGGGCATCGAGCCGCAGACCGGCCCCGGCCACGAGGCCGACTACTTCGCCCCGGAGGACCTGGCATGAATCCGACCTACGTGAGCGCCGAGCACGACCGCATGCTCGCCTCGCTGATCGTGCCCTGCGTGGTGGTCGCCGTGGACCTGGCCGCCGCCCGGGTGCGGGTGCGCAATGGCGACTGGACCAGCGCCTGGGTGCGCTGGCACGCCCAGGGCGCAGGCCCGGCGCGGCACTGGCGGGCGCCGGGCATCGGCGAGCAGGGCGTATTGCTCAGCCCGTCCGGGGTGCTGGCCATGGGCACCTTCGTGCCCGGCCTGTACGGCGATGCCGGCGCCCCGGCGGACAGCCGCGACCACGTCGAGACCTGGCGCTTCGCCGACGGCGGCAGCCTGAGCTACGACTGGGCGGCGCACAGCTACAGCATCGAACTGCCCAGCGGCAGCGTCACGGTGAAGGTGGGTGGGGCGCAGGTACTGGTCAGCGATTCCAGCGTGACGGTCAAGGCCGGGCAGATCAGCCTGCAGGGCGAGGTGGCCATCCAGGGCAACCTGGCAGTGCAGGGCAACGTCACCAGCAGCGGCTCGATCATGGACACCACCGGCAACAGCAACCACCACACCCACTGAACCGTCACTTTCATCCACAGGCCCGCCACGTGCGGGCCTCTTCGTTTCTGGAGAACAGCATGGGCAAGCACAACCGCCCGCCACAGGGGAGGGCGCGGCCATGATCGGCATGGACAGGCGCAACGGCCAGCCCCTGGGCGGCCTGGCGCACCTGAAACAATCCATCGAGGACATCCTCGGCACGCCCCTGGGCAGCCGGCGCATGCGCCCGGAATACGGCAGCCAGCTGCGGCGCATGGTCGACCTGCCGCTCAGCGAAGGCTGGAAAAGCGCGGTGCAGGCCGAGGTCGCCCGTTCCCTCGGGCGCTGGGAGCCGCGCATCCGCCTGCAATCGGTGAAGGTCAGCGCGGTGCTCGATGGCCGCGTCAGCCTGCTGTTGAGCGGGCTCTACCAGGGTGACAACTTGAGCATGGAGGTGAGTATTTGAACATCATCGATCTCTCCCAACTACCGATGCCTGCCGTGGTAGAGCCCCTGGATTTCGAGAGCATCTACCAAGAGCAATTGGCTTACTTCCAATCAAGCATGGGTGACGGCTGGACGGCTGTTTTGGAGTCGGACCCCGTCGTCAAGCTGATTGAGCTCGCTGCCTATCGTGAGGTCATGCTCAGGGGCCGGGTCAATGACGCCGCCAGAGCTGTGATGCTGGCTTATGCCACTGGTTCTGATCTTGACCAGATCGGAGCCAACTATCAGGTCGAACGCCTCCTGATCGATCCCGGCGATGTAAAGGCAATCCCTCCACGTCAGCCTGCCTATGAGGCCGACGAGGATTATCGGCGACGTATCCAACTGTCCTTCGAGGGCTATACGACTGCCGGTAGCGAGCAGTCGTACATCTTTCATGGGCTCAGTGCGGATCCGGAGGTTCTTGACGTGAGTGCTATCAGTCCAGGGCCAGGCGCCGTCACCGTGTATGTCCTATCCAGGATTGGTGACGGTATGGCATCCGAAGTCTTGTTGGCCAATGTAGCTAAAGTGCTGAATGCGGATGAGGTTCGGCCGATGACTGATCGATTGACGGTGCAGTCTGCCAGCATCGTTCGTTACAGCATCGTTGCGACACTAACCGTGTTACCTGGACCGGATGCTTCCGTCGTACGCGATGCTGCCCAGGCGGCTGCCGAGTCCTATGCGAAGGCGCAGCATGTACTTGGACAGGGAGTGACGCTGTCCGGGATTTACGCGGCCTTGCACCAGCCGGGAGTACAGCGGGTGGATCTGAGCTCGCCATCGAGCAACCTTGCCGTGGCGATTGGTGAGGCAAGCTTTTGCGAGTCGATTCAACTGACCGTAGCGGAGCAGAGCGATGACTAGTCTCTTGCCTATAAACGCTACAGCCCTTGAGCGAGCAGCTGAGGCGTTCGGTGTTCGAGCAACCGATATCCCGGTACTCGTTCGAGCGCTTTGGAATCCGGAAACCTGCCCTCTGAACCTATTGCCCTGGTTGGCCTGGGCTTGGTCAGTTGATAGCTGGTCCGACGATTGGTCGGAGAGCCAGAAGCGTGACACCGTGAAGCAGGCATTAGCTGTGCAACGCATCAAGGGCACCGTTGGCGCTGTACGTCGGGCGCTGGGTGCCCTAGGTCTGCCGGTGCGCGTGCAGGAGTGGTTCAACCAGACTCCGACCGGCCAGCCTTACACTTTCCGCTTGCTGCTGGACGTTGACCAGGGGGCTCTGACCAAGGTCGATCTAGCCAAAGTGCTCGAGGTGGTAGCCAACACGAAGAACCTGCGCTCGCAACTCGAGACAGTGCTGCTCACCGTCACGAGCCAAGCCGAGCTATCGGTCGCCGTGGTGACCACTCTCGGCAGTGATCTGAGCGTCAGCAACTATCAGCCGCCGCGTTTGGTCATCAACGAATCCGCCTTGCCGGTCTACGGCACTGCCACGGTCTGAGGGCTGCTATGGAACTCAAAAACTACTTCGTCCAGAACGCCAATGGCGACATCCTGCCTGGGGCCACTGCGGCGCTGTACCTGCCTGGAACTACCTCTCTGGTCAGCGACCTCAAGGACTCCGATGGCGCTGCGCTTGCGAATCCCTTTGCTGCCACAGCCGATGGCCTGCTGCAGTTCGCTGCACCGAATGGGACCTATGACCTCACCGTCAGCACGCTCGGACGCAGCTACACCGTGCGCATCCAGTGCAACGATGGGGCACTGCGACCGCGTTCTGGTTACTACGCCAACGCACGATCCGAGGCCCCCATCGAGTAGCCCGCCGAAGTCATCAAGGCCGAGCCCCATGCGCCTCGGTGCGTTTGGGCCTGACCGAAGATCAATGAGGGACTCCCCATGCTATTTAAGACGATTCACACTTTCTACGGCCTGACGGCCATGGCCGAGGCGGAATCCGCCGGAGTGCCAATCAACCTACCGACCATGGCCGTCGGTGATGGCAACGGTAACCCGACCGATCCGCAAGAGACCGACACCCAACTGGTGCGCGAGCGCTACCGCGCGGCGGTCAACCGCGTCTACCAATCGCCCACCGATCCGAAGCGCTTCACCGCTGAACTGGTAGTGCCGGCGGACATCGGCGGCTTCACTATGCGCGAAGTCGCAGTTTTTGACAGTCATGGCTCCATGTTCGTGGTCGGCACCTTGCCGGACACCTACAAGCCCACCGTCGACGAGGGTGCTTTCTCCGATGTAGTGGTGCGCGTCGACTTCTTGGTCAGCAATGCCCAGATCATCACTCTGCAGGTCGACCCGGCCATCGCCGTGGCCTCCCAGCAGTGGGTTCTAAGCAACGTGAAGGCCGCCCAGATCATTCCGGGCGGCACCGTTACCCAGTTCTTGGGCAAGGCGAGCAACGCCGACGGTGACTATCAGTGGAAGGAGATGGATGCTATCAACGTCACCGTCGATACGGTGGCCGAGAAGCAGCTTCTGGCGGCCAACCAGACCACCGTCGACCTGACCGTCACTACCACCTACGGCCTGGCGGTCTACGTGGCCGGCCTGCGCCTGGACAAGGGGACCGGCGCCGACGAGTGGCAGCCCGACGCGAACATCCCCACCCGACTCAAGCTGGGCAAGAGCTACGCTGCGAACACCCGCATCACCTTGGTGAACAACGAGCCGGCCGGCAGCGCGCCAGCACCGCTGGAGCGCGGGAACAACCTGGCGGATGTGATCGACAAAGCTGCCGGTCGGACAAACCTCGACGTCTTCAGCAAGTCGGAGACGCGGACCATGGCTCCCGCAGGCTTGGTGGCGACTTTTGCGCGCAGCACGGCACCGACGGGTTGGCTCAAGGCCAACGGCGCCGCCGTCAGTCGCACGGCGTATGCAGACCTGTTTGCCGCCATCGGTACGACCCATGGCGCTGGCGATGGTTTCAACACCTTCAACCTGCCGGATCTACGCGGCGAGTTTATTCGTGGCTGGGACGATAGTCGTGGTGTCGATGGTGATAGGGTACTGGGCAGTTGGCAGAGCGGCGCCATGGAAAGCCACATCCACAGCGCGACGACTGCCGATGCTGGCGGCCATGTTCACACGGGGACGACCAATTCCGCCGGCGCCCACAATCACGCCGCAAGCACCGCTACCGCGGGCAATCACGCCCACGGCGCTTGGACTGATGCCCAGGGACAGCATACTCATGCTGCGTTGGGCTCTCCGGGGGTTGGCCAAGGAGCAGCGGGGCCCAACTCTGTCATGCAGGCCTTGGGAAGCACAAACACGACTTCTGCGGCAGGTCTGCATTCGCACAATGTTGGCGTAGCGTCCGCGGGGGATCATACCCATGGCGTTTCCGTAGGTAGTGGCGGAGAGCATAGCCACAACCTATCTATTGCCTCTGCTGGTACCCACAGCCACAGCATCACCATCAGTAGTGCCGGTGGCTTAGAAACTCGGCCACGCAACGTTGCATTGCTGGTCTGCATCAAATACTAGGAGGCTCCATGCTTGCCTATCTGTTCGACACCGCCGGTCTGTTCATCGGCGTCACCGAAGCGGACGAGTCGCCACTGGAGCCGGGTATTTTCCTCCTACCGGCGCGCAGCACTCTGATCGCACCGCAGGAGTCGTTTCCTGACGGTCAATGGCCACGTTTCAATGGTCTGGAATGGGAGCTGGTCAATCGGCCTTCGCCAGCACCAACGCAAGACGCCCTTACCCGTCTTGCCGACTTTCTTGCACAGAACCCCGATGTAGAGGAGCTGCTGGCTAAGTAATCGATTCAGGAAAGCTAGATTCTAAGTCTGAACCCCAACCCCAACCCCAACCCACAACCGCCTACCGGCGGTTTTTTTATGTCTGGAGAAAACCCTATGAGCTTCTTTCACGGCGTTACCGTGACCAACGTCGACGTCGGCGCGCGCACCATCGCGCTGCCGTCGTCCTCGATCATCGGCCTGGTGGATACCTTCACCCCGGGCGCTCCGGCCAGCGCCGAGCCCGACGTGCCGGTGCTGCTGACCAGCCTGCGCGAGGCGGCCGCCGCCTTCGGCGCGGGCTCGGCGATCTACAAGGCCTGCACCGCCATCTTCACCCAGGCCTCCGCCGTGGTCGTCGCGGTCGGTGTGGCCGAGGTCGAGGACCCGGCGCAGCAGACCTCGGCGATCATCGGCAGCGTCACCGAGTCCGGCCAGCGCACCGGCCTGCAAGCGCTGCTCGACGGCAAGTCGCGCTTCAACGCCCAGCCGCGCCTGCTGGTGGCGCCGAAGCATTCCGCCACCGAGGCCGTGGCCACCGCCATGGACGCCCTGGCCGGCAAGCTGCGCGCCATCGCCATCGTCGACGGGCCGAACAGCACCGACGAGGCGGCCATCGCCTATGCCGGCGAGTTCGGCAGCAAGCGCGTGTACCTGGTCGACCCCGGCGTGCAGTACTGGGACACCGAGGCCAGCGCCAGCGCCGACGCCCCGGCCTCGGCATACGCCGCCGGGCTGTTCGCCTGGACCGACGCCGAGTACGGCTTCTGGTCCTCGCCGTCGAACAAGGTGTTCACCGGCATCACCGGCACCACCCGCCCGGTGGAGTTCCTCGACGGCGACGCGACCTGCCGCGCCAACCTGCTGAACAACGCCAACGTCACCACCATCATCCGCGACGACGGCTACCGCCTGTGGGGCAACCGCACCCTGTCCAGCGACCCGAAGTGGGCCTTCGTGACCCGCGTGCGCACCCTCGACATGGTGATGGACGCCATCCTCGCCGGGCACAAGTGGGCGGTCGACCGCGGCATCACCAAGACCTACGTCAAGGACGTCACCGAGGGCCTGCGCGCCTTCATGCGCGACCTGAAGAACCAGGGCGCGGTGATCGACTTCGAGGTCTACGCCGACGCGGAGCTCAACACCGCCAGCCAGCTGGCCCAGGGCAAGGTGTACTGGAACATCCGCTTCACCGACGTGCCGCCCGCCGAAAACCCCAACTTCCGCGTGGAAGTCACCGACCAGTGGCTCACCGAAGTCCTCGACGCCTAAGGAGCAACACCCATGATTCCGCAAACCCTGAGCAACACCAACCTGTTCGTCGACGGCGTCAGCTTCGCCGGTGACGTGCCGTCGCTGACCCTGCCCAAGCTGAGCATCAAGACCCAGGACTACCAGGCCGGCGGCATGGACGCGCCCATCGCCCTGGACATGGGCCTGGAGAAGATGGAGGCGAAGTTCTCCACCAACGGCGCGCGGCGCGAGGCGCTGAACTTCTTCGGCCTGGCCGACCAGAGCGGCTTCAACGGCGTGTTCCGCGGCTCCTTCAAGGGCCAGAAGGGCGACGCCGTGCCGGTGATCGCGACCCTGCGCGGCATGCTCCAGGAAGTCGACCCGGGCGACTGGAAGGTCGGCGAGCTGGCCGAGTTCAAGTTCAACGTGGTGGTCAGCTACTACAAGCTGGAGGTCGACGGCCGCGAGGTCTTCGAGATCGACCCGCTGAACTCGGTGCGCCGCGTCAACGGCGTCGACCAGCTGGCCGCGCTGCGCGGCCACCTCGGCCTGTGAGGTGCGCGCCATGACCCAAGCACAACCGGCCTGGCTCAGCCTGGGCGCCGACGCCGCCACCGTGCGCCTGTCGCGCCCGGCGCAATGCAACGGCGTCAGCGTCGACAGCCTGACCCTGCGCGCCCCCACGGTGCGCGACATCCGCCTGGCCACCCGCGTCGGCGGCGATGCGGAGGAGCGCGAGCTGCAACTGTTCGCCTCCCTCGCCCAGGTCAGCGCCCAGGACCTGGAGGGGCTCAAGCTCAGCGACTACCAGCGGCTGCAGAACGCCTACTTTCGCCTGGTGCGCGAAGACGGCGACGAGTCCGGCGCGGATGCGTGAGCTGGCGCGGCGCCTGGCCCGCGAACTGGGCTTCGGCGCCGCCGACCTCGACGGTATGAGCCAGGGCGAACTGCTCTGGTGGCTGGGCGAGGACGCTGCCTGAGGGCGCGGGAGCGGCGTGCGTGCGCCGCTCCCGCCTTTGATGGATGGAATGAGCGATGAGCGAAAAACAGAAGATCAGCATCGTGCTCGGCGGGGTGCTCGACGCCAGTTTCGGGGCGGTCGTGGCGGACGCCAAGGCGCGTGTGGAAGCGCTCCGGCGCGGCAGCGAGCGTGCCTTCGACCTCCAGGGCCTGGTGGGTGAAACCCGCCTCCTGCAGACGGAATACCTGCGCCTGCAGCGCATCGGCGACGCCCAGGCGGACACGACCCTGCGGGCACTGGAAGGCAACCTGGCGCTGCTCAAGCGGCACGGCCTGGAGGTGGGCAACCTGTCGAAGCTGTATGAGCGCCTGGGCCGCAGCGTGCGTGGCAGCGAACTCAGGGCCCGGGGCTGGCAGCAGCTGGAGAGCGCCGGCCGCCGCTTCGGCGAGCTGGGCAGGTTCGGCAGCGCCATGGGCGTGCCCATCGGTATCGCCGCGGATTACCAGGAACGCATCCGTGCCCTGGCGATCCGTGGCGGTATCGCCGGCACCGCGCAGGAACGGCAACTGTCGCAACGGGTGCAGGAAAGCGCGCAAGGCAGCGGGATGAGCCGGGACGACAGCGCAAGCCTGCTTGCTGCGCTGATGGACAGTGGCATGCGGCAGCAGGATGCCCAGGCGCTCTTGCCGCTGGCGGCGAAATTCGCCCGCAGCCAGGGCGCCGGGCTCGCCGACACCGCGGCGCTGCTGCGCAGCCTGCAGGTGAAGGCAGGGCTCGATACTCCCGCCGAGCTGGCGAAGACGCTGGACTCCCTGGCCTTCCTCGGCCAGCAGGGCGAGTTCGAGACGGCGGACCTGGCGCGCCACCTGCCGGAACTGTTGTCCAGGGCGCGCCCGCGAAAGGGACGGGGCAGCGAGGCCGTCGTCCGCCTGGGGGCCATGCTGGAACTGCAGATGCGCAAGAGCGGCTCGCCCGAAGAGGCAGCCGAAAGGGTGGGCAAAGGGCTCAAGGGCCTGCTGCCGGCCTCGGGTGGCGGGAAGGAGTTGCAGCACCTGCAAGCGCAGGCCCTGAAAGCCAGTGGAGTGGTCGACAGCCTTCTCCTCCAGCGCAATGACACGACCTCGGCCCGCATCGGTGCGGCGCGGGCATCCAGCGAGACGCTGCTGGGAGCCGTCGGCGATGCGCTCGTGCCCTATGTGGACCCCGCGCTGGAGGTGGGCTCCGAGGGTTTCCGCCGCGCGACGCAACTGGTCAACGAGAACCCCGGCGTGGTGGCTTCGGCGGTGGGGCTGTTCGGTGCCTACAAGGGGGGCCGGGCGCTGTTCGATGCGGGGCGCGGCGCCGTGAACCTGGCGCGGGGCGGCCTGCTCGGCGCAAGAGCCGGGAAGCTGCCGGAGATTGCGTTGCGCACAGGCAACACGGTGAGTGGAGTGCCCGCCGTGCTCGACGCGGCCGGCAAGGGCGGCGCGCAACTGGCCCGCGGCGGTCGCCTGCTGCTACGCGGTGCCGTACCGCTGAGTGCCGGGCTGGCCGTGCTGGGTGCAGTGGATACCTACGCCAGCGACGGCTCTGCCCAGCAGAAGGGCGAAGGCTATGGCGGTGCCGCCGGCGCCCTGGTGGGAACCGCGCTGGGCGCTGCCGTGGGCTCGATAGTCCCGGTGGTGGGCACGGCCATCGGTGGTGCGCTCGGCGGCCTGCTGGGCGAGAAACTTGGCGGCTGGGGCGGCGGCAAGCTCGGCGCCTGGCTGGGCAAGGAGAGTGCAGCGGCGAAGGCCGAGGCCGCCAGTGCGCCCGAAGCGAAGCTGCCTCCCGCCGCGCCAGCGATACCGCCGGTGCAGAACTGGCACTTCTCCCCGCAGATCACCCTGAACGTCGGCGGCGGTCTGTTCGAGCCGCGCCTGCTGGCCGAACAGCTGCTGCCGCAACTGCGCCGGCTGCTCGACGAATTCAACAGCCGCCAGCGCAACGACAGCCTGTTCGACCTGCCGAGGCTCTGAACGGCGACCTGACGAATGAGGAGCCAGCATGGCTTACATGGAGCAACTACAGGCCGGCCTGCGGTCCATCGGCCAGGCCATAGAGGCCGGCCGCCGCGAGCTGAAGGGCACGGTCGATCCACTGGACCAGGCCATCGGCGAGCTGCAGGACGCCAGCGGCCAACTGGAGAAACTGCTGGGCCTGCCGCCCGGCGTGTCGGCGCAACTGCAGCGCGTGATGCGCGGCATCGACCAGGCCAATGCGCGGCTGGACAAGGTGGTGGCCGTCTATTCGAAGGCCGAGCGCGCCGTGCAGCGGGTGGACGAGCGCCTGGACGCGCTGGGCCGGCAGGCGGCGCGGGCCGGGCAGGCGATCAACCGCATCGCCGGGGCGATCAGCCCGAAGCTGGCCAACATCATCCCCAGCGAGCTGCTGGCGCCGCTGACCACGCCGGCGGCGGAAGCGGTCAAGCCGCAGCCCCACCTGCTGGTGATGCGGCCGCTGGCGCCGAACGCCACGCCCTTCTACTTCAACCTGTCCACCGCGGCCTTCGACAAGCTGGTGCGCGACACCCAGTACAGCTGGGTGCCCCAGGCGCGCCTGGACCGGCGCCCGGCCCTGCAGTCGCCGGGGCAGGGCGCGGAGACGCTGAGCCTCAGCGGCACCATCGCCACCCTGCTGGGCGCCGGCGTCGGCCAGTTGCAGAAGCTGCGCGACATCGCCGCGCGCCGCGAGCCGCTGAGCCTGAGCAGCTGGTCCGGCCAACTGCTGGGCAACTGGTGCATCACCCGCATCGGCGAGAACCAATCCAGCCTGCTGAGCGACGGCGTGCCGCGCAGCCAGGCCTTCACCCTGGAGTTCACCCGCTATGGCGACGATCTGTAGAACCGCGGACGGCGACTGCCTGGACAGCCTCTGCCAGTACCACTACGGGCACCTGCTGGGCAGCGTGGAAGCCGTCCTCGAAGCCAACCCCGGCCTGGCCGACGAGCCCCAGCCGCTGCGCGCCGGGCTGCTGATCCTCCTGCCCGAGCTGCCGCCCCCCAGCGATCCCCGGGTACGCCTGTGGGACTGACCCCCGACCCCGCTCCGGCGGGGTCTTTCATTTCCGGAGGCCCGAAGTGCGCCCGACCTTCCGTCTGCTCGCCAATGGCAGCGACATCACCCACCTGCTCAGCGACCGTCTGCTCAGCCTGGTCCTGACCGACAAGCCGGGCCTGGAGTCCGACACCTTCGAGCTGGTCCTCGACGACCGCGACGGCGCCATTGCGCTACCCGCGCGCGGCGCCTGGCTGGACCTGTTCCTCGGCTACGCCGGGGAGGAACTGGCGCCCATGGGCCGCTACCGGGTGGATGCGCTCCGCTTCGACGGGCCGCCCCGCCGGCTGACCCTGAGCGGCCGCGCCGGCGACATGCACGGCGAGGGCAAGAGCACCCGCTGCGCCGCCTGGGAGAACGCCAGCCTGGCGCGGATCGTCTTCGACCTGGCCGCGCGCAACCACTGGAGCGCGCGCTGCCCGCTGCAAGTGAATGTCGCCCGCGCGGAGCAGTTGAACGAATCGGACTTCAATTTCATCACCCGCCTGGCCCGCCAGCACGACTGCACCGCCAAGCTGGCCGACGGCCTGTTGCTGGTGCTGCCGCGCCAGGCCGGGGAGAGCGCTTCCGGGCGCACCATCGCGCCGCTGGAGCTGATGCCAGGCGATATCGGTTCCTTCGACCTGCGCCTCGACGACCGCACCGTCTACCGCCGGGTGAAGACCTGCTACCAGGACCCGGCCAGCGGCGCCATGCGCCAGGTGGCGCTGGAAAACCCGAAGGCGCCGGAGGACGTCGGCGCCGAGTTCGTCGACCGTCATCCCTATCCGGACCGCGGCGCCGCCGAGCAGGCGGCCAGGGCGCGGCTGGCCGACTTCAACCGCGGCAGCGCCTTCGTGCGCCTGCAGATGCCCGGGCGCAGCGACCTGTTCGCCGAGCGCAGCGTGCGGCTGAGCGGCTTCAAGGACGGCCTGGACGGCGAGTTCCTCACCGACTCGGTGGAACAGCGTCTGGATGCCAGCGGCTGGAGCACCACCATCACCTGCAACGGTGGCGCCCAGGGCAAGGCCGATGCCGCGGGTGGCAAGGGGCGCAGCTGAAGGAGGGCAGCATGGAGATCACCGACCAACAACTGCTGCAGCTGTTTCCCCGGGCCGGCCAGGTCCTGCCCTGGCTGGCGCCGGCGATGCGTGCCCACGGGGTTGACCGAGCGCCGCGCGCCGCCGCTTTCCTCGCCCAGGTCGGCCACGAGAGCGCCGGGCTGACGCGCCTGGTGGAAAACCTCGCCTACAGCGCCCAGGGCCTGGCGGACACCTGGCCGCGGCGCTTCCGCAACGCCGCCGGCAAGCCCACCGCGCTGGCTTGCCGACTGGCCTACCAGCCCCAGGCCATCGCCAACTGTGCCTACGCCGGGCGCAACGGCAATGGCGACGAGGCTTCCGGCGATGGCTGGCGCTACCGCGGCCGTGGCTTGCTGCAGATCACCGGCCGGGCCAACTATCGGCGCGTCGGCATGGCGCTCGGCCAGGCCTTCGAGGCCCACCCGGAGTCGCTCGCCGAACCGCGCTGGGCCTGCGAGTCGGCGGCCTGGTGGTGGGCGGACGCGGGCCTGAACGAACTGGCCGACGCCGGGCGCTTCGAGGACATCACCCGGCGCATCAACGGCGGCCTCAATGGCCTGGCCGAGCGCCGGAAACTGTGGCGACGGGCGCAGGAGGTGCTGGGATGAGCCTGTACCGGAAGCTCGCCGTCGTCCTGCTCCTGATCGGCCTCGGCGTTGCCGTGGGCGCCTGGCTCGCGGCCCGGCACCTGCGTCCGCAACTGGATGCCGCCCGCGTCGAGGGTGTGCTCTGTGCCCAGGGCCGCAGCACGTTGCAGGCCCAATTGACCGAGCAGAACCGCCGCCTGGATGAACTGGCGCTCGCCGCGCGGAAGCGCGAGATCGACGCCGCCCAGGCGCTGCGGGCGGCCCAGGTGCAGGCGGATGTCCACGAGGCGGCCGCCCAGCGCCTGCTGGCGGGGCACAGCGACGGCGAGGACTGCGCCGCTGCGCGCCAGCTCATCGACCAGGAGCTGGCGCCATGAAAGTTCTTCTCCTCGTGGGCCTGCCGCTGCTGGCGGCCTGCACCGCCGCGGCGCCAACCCAACCGGCCGCGCTTGAAGTGCGGGTGCCGGTCGCCATTCCCTGCCGGGCGCCGGCCGTCCCCATGCCGGTGTTCGCCACTTCCCTCCTGCATCCTTCCGACTCGCTGCAGACCAAGGTCCGCGCACTGCTCGCCGAGCGCCAGCAGCACCTGGGCTACGAGGCCCGCCTGCGCGCCGCGCTGGACGCCTGCCGCTAGCCGCCCGCCGGCTCCCGGCGCCGCGCGGGCCCGTGCGGCTTGCGTTGCCGGGCGGCCATCGGCTACTGTTCGGCAATCATCTGGCGAGATCGCTACCGTGATTCACCGCAACAGCATCCTCATCTCCCTCCTCAAGGCATTCGCCCGCTGGCGCTGGCGCGCCTGATTCCTTCTTTCCCGGCCCTCGCGCCGGTCCCTTCCCCGCGTTCGTCCCCCCATCCGCTGGCATAATGGCCAGGTCCTGCCCAGGCCGCCCCGGGTGCGCCGGCGACGCGAACCGAAAGCAGTGCAATCATTGAGGTCCGAGCAGACATGCTGCTGATGATCGATAACTATCATCGGCATCCAGTGAAGTCCAGGGTTGTCCGATACCCAAGCTAAAAGCCAGTAGCGGCGCGGGTTTGAAGGTCAACAGCAACCATCATTGTCCATTGTCATCCGGTTAAATTGCGGGTATCGTTGCGGGTATCGAAAGCCTGATACCCGCAGCCATGCCCCTAACCGACGCCAAGATTCGCAACGCGAAGCCCGCAGACAAGCCGCAGAAGCTGGCGGACGGCGGCGGGCTGTACCTTGAAGTTCGCCCGACCGGCGCGAAGTTGTGGCGCTACCGCTACCGCATCGCGGGCAAAGAAAACGTCTTTGCCATCGGCGACTATCCAACCATCGGCCTATCGGACGCACGCGACGAACACCGCAAGGCGCGGGCATTGGTCGAACAAGGCATTCACCCTTCCCACAATCGACAGGCCGAACGGCTGGCGAACGTCACGGCCAACGCAAACACCTTCGAAGCCGTCGCGCGGGAGTGGATAGCGAAGAAGTCGGCAGGATGGACGCCGTACTATCTGCGGCAGGTTGAACGCTTCTTGGCCGCCGACGTGTTCCCCTATGTGGGCAAGCTACCGATTCGCAGCGTCACGGCGGCGCACTTGCTCGAAATCATCCGTCGCATTGAAGGCCGGGGCGCTGAAACCGTCGCCTTGCTGGTGCGGCAATGGTCTTCGGCCATCTTCCGCTATGCCGTCGCAACGCTTCGCGCCGACAGCGACCCCGCCGCAGCGTTGAAGGGCGCGATTCATCGCCCGAAGGTCGAACACCGCAAGCCGCTTTCGCGCGAACAAATCGGCGACTTTGCGAAGGCGCTAGACGAATACGGCGGGTATCGAACAACCGTTATCGCGCTGCGGCTGATGTTGCTTACCTTCGTTCGCACCGTCGAACTTCGTAAAGCCGAATGGTCGGAATTCGACCTAGACCGGGCCGAATGGCGGATACCCGCCGAACGAATGAAGATGCGCGAACCGCACGTAGTCCCGCTGTCGAAACAGGCCGTCGAACTGCTGCGCGAACTGCATACCCACACGGGCGGGCGCGGGATGTTGTTTCCGAACTACCGCAACCCGAAAGAGTGCATGACCGCTACCACGTTGAACCGGGCGCTTGAACGCATGGGCTTCAACGGCAAAGACAGCATCGGGTTTTCCGCGCACGGCTTCCGCGCTACCGCTTCGACCATCCTTAACGAAATGGGCTACCGGCCTGACGTGATCGAACGCCAGTTGGCGCACGCCGAACGCAACAAGGTTCGCGCCAGCTACAACCAAGCGCAGTACATGGAAGACCGCCGAAACATGATGCAGGAATGGGCGGATATGGTCGGCGAAATGACCGCAGGGGCCGCGCAATGACGAACTACAGCATCGAAGACGGCTTGCCGATACCCGAAGCCAACAAGGGCGGCAGGCCAACAAGCCAGCGACTTGCCGAAATCGACGAACAGGCCGCGAACGACGTAATAAGCGGCAAGTTTGCGAACGACTGCGAAGCCGCCGAAGCCTATATTTGCGAGTACGCCGGGTACAAAATCACGAAAGACGACGGCGAAGTTTATTCGCACAAGAAAAAAGATTTGGTGAAGCGTATTCGCAAGTTCCGCGAAGAATTGCAGCAGAAATAACGAACAGGTTTTTCCCCTTAATGGCCTAGCTTGGCCGCCATAGGATTGCCCCATACCGCAACGGACGGGAGCAATCCACAATGAACCAACTTCCTGAAACTGGCTTTCTGCGCCTGCCGCAGATCATCGGCGACCCCGCCAAGGGTTTGCCGCCCCTTATCCCGGTCAAGAAATCGACTTGGTGGCAGGGCGTCAAAACCGGGCGCTTCCCGCAGCCGGTCAAGCTTGGCCCCCGCGTTACCGCGTGGCGTGTCGAAGACATACGCGCCCTGATTGCATCGGCTTGAAGGGGGTTCGCTAGTGTCTGCCCACAATTCCGCACCAGACTTCGGCTTTACGTCGTCGCCTGCCGAAGAACTGGCAGCGATGCGCGGGATTCTTTCGCACCTTGCACCGAAGAAAGAAGACGACGTGCGGATGGTTGCCGCCGCGTTGAAGACGCACGGCCCGAAGTTCGAAGAACTCTTTTTTGAATGGGCTACGCCGTTCGGGCGCTACAAAGCAAAAGGCTTGTGGGCAAAGGTGAAGGCCGACCCCGACGCGATGACGGAAGTTATCGAACGGCAGGTTACAGCCCTTAGCAAGAAACAGCGTTTCAGCCCGCTACCCGTCGAAGCCTTGGAAGCAATGCCGCCGCAGCAATGGCGAATCAAGGGCGTTTTTCCAATCGAAGGGCTGGCCGTTGTTTATGGCGCTTCGACCGCTGGCAAGTCGTTTCTGTCGCTCGAAATGGCAGCTTCCATCGGCGACGGGTTGCCGTTCTTCGAACACGCCACAAAGCCCGCTGCCGTGCTGTATGTCGGTCTTGAAGGTGAAGGCGGATACCGGGGCCGGGTTGTCGCGTGGCAACGCCACCACGGGCGCGCCATACCCGATAGCGTGCGGTTCCTGCTGCAACCGTTCCGCCTTACCGACCCGCAGGACGTGGCAGACCTTGCCGCCGTCTGTCCGCCCGGCTGCGTCGTGTTTATCGACACGCTGAACAGGGCCGCGCCCGGAATGGACGAAAACAGTAGCCGCGATATGGGCGCAGTGATCGAAGGCGCGAAGACGCTTCAACGTTTGATCGGCGGGCTTGTCGTTCTTGTTGCCCACACGGGTAAGGATTCGGCGAAGGGGCTTCGCGGGCATTCAAGCCTGTTTGCCGCGCTAGATGCCGCCGTTCTGGTGAATCGTGACGACAGCGCCCGAAGCTGGAAAGTCGATAAGGCGAAGGACGGACGCGACGGCGAAACGCATTACTTCCGCCTTAACGTCGTTGAAATCGGAATAGACGAAGACGGCGACGCGATTACGTCTTGCGTCGTTGTGCCGGAAGAAGCGCCCACAAGTCCGTGGGCCAAGCCGTTGAACGCCATTCAGAAACTTGCGATGGAATCGTTCCGCGAAGCCTGCCGAAGTAACGGAAGCGTCGATGCTGGCGGGAACTTCCTTGGTATCAACCGCGAAGCATGGCGGCCCGTGTTCTACCGCTTGCACGTCGAAGCGCCAAGCGACGAAGCCCGCCGTAAAGCATTCGAGCGCGTGCGGAAAGAGTTGGTCGAACGCGGCGAACTTGTCGAAGAAAACAACGTGTATCGCCTTGGTGGTCTGGCCGGAAAGTTGGCCGAAGCCTGCATAGCAAAGGTGATTCAGCAGGCCGGACAACCGGACGGACAGCGGACACAACGCGACACGTCCGGGGCTGCAACTACCCGGACAGACAGGACAGCAGCCCTTTAGGGCTGTCCTATGTCCGGTTGCAGTGTCCGGCTTGGAATGTGGGCAAACAGTTAAAGGTGATTGTATGAACTTCGAATTTGAACCAAGCGCAGAATTTGTTAGCGAAGTCGAAAAGGCTTTGGCCGCAGTAGCGCGCGAACGCGGCGACATTGTGACGCTGAAAAAGCAATTTGCGGCGAACCTGTACTTCGAACGCAAGAGCGTATTTGACCCGCAGATAGCGGCGTACAACGCGGCGCGGAAGATTTACCCGTATGACGTAACGACGAAGGTTGCGACGTTCATTGCGGTTAAGTGGCCGAACGACCCAATCGTAGCGGCTGAAATTATCGCCCTTGATGAAGGGTACGCAAGCGGCGACACCATCGTTACCAAGTCGCAGTTTTTCGACTTCGTTTGCCGCTGCATCGAAGACATAAGCAAAGGCCGCATGGCGAAAGAAAGACGGCAAACCATCGTCGAACTGGCGACGCTTCTTTGCCAAGTTCAAGGCTGGAAATTTGAGGAACAGACCCATGAAAAATAGTACCGATTTGCACGCCGCCGGCTGGCAAGGCCGCGTCACTGTTGAAGATGACGTGGAACCCCCCATGCCCAAGCAATACGCCCGCGCCAAGCTGGCGACTTCGACCGACGTAAGCCGGGAGCTTGCCAAGCTGTACCGCGAAGCCCGTAGCGGTCGAATCGACGTTGCCGACGCTTCGCGCCTTGCCAACATGCTTTCGATTCTGTCGCGCATCCTGTCGGACAGCGAACTAGAAGCGCGCATCGAAGCCTTGGAACAGCGCGGGGGCTTGCACTGA